AAGATTGTTGACGCTACGGGACGGGCGTTGACAAAGCGACAGCCAAAGTGGAAAAGGTATGGGTCTAGCAGTCTCCCCTATACCTGTGGCTCTGGTAATGTCGCTGTTGTGGTAGAGGACTGTGTTAGTGCTGCTGTGGCTGGTGATGCTAAAGGTTGCGTAGGGGTGGCATTGCTTGGCACGAGTTTGAATGATACTCATAAGCAGTATCTCTCACAGTTCTCTACCATCTTGGTGGCGTTAGACCCCGACGCCATTATAAAGTCAGCGTATCACGCGCAGCAACTTGAGTTGTATGTTGAGGACGTACGCATTTTGAACTTGACACAGGACATAAAATATCGTAACCCTAACGACATGCACAAACTAGGAGACACATAATGGAACTGAAAATGATTCGCTCGTTGATGGACATTGACTTTTACAGCCAGTATCGTCGGACTAAATGTCCAGATGAATTGTTCACCAATGAAGGCACAAAGATTATTCGCTGCATCGACAAGATGATTGAGAATTACAAAAGGTCTGTGACACCTGATGAGGTATCAGCGTACTTCATGTCACACACACCAGCCCTGACCACAGCGCAGGAACATTCCTACTCTGGTCTTTTCCACAAACTACGTGGTGAGCATGTGATGGGCAACGATGTGGCAAAGGATGTGGTTTCTCGCCTCTTCCAGCGCCATATAGGGCAGGTCATTGTGAATATGGGGGTAAACTACTCCAATGGAGAAGAGGCCACTATGGAGCCTCTGAGAGAGTTACTATCCAAATACAATGATGACTTCACGCCTAACCTAAACTTGGAATGGGAAGACATCAGCATCGAGGCTATCCTTGAGAGTTACGCAGATGAAAGCCGGTGGGAGTTCAACCTTCCAACCCTTGCTGACAAAATTCCTGGCGTAAACTCAGGGCATTTGATTGAGATTGGTGCGCGTCCCAATACAGGCAAGACATCATTCCATGCCAGCATGATTGCAGGGCCGAAGGGCTTTGCATGGCTTGGGGCTAACTGTGTTGTCCTCACTAACGAGGAGAAGACAAAGCGCGTGGCTAGTCGCTACCTGACTGCTGCCACTGGTATGACTGTCGAGCAAATAAACAAAGACCCAGCCAAGGCACACACCATCTATAATAACATTCGTAATAACATCAAGATGTATGATGCGTCGGGTAAGGACATGGCATGGGTAGAATCTGTAGCAAAAACTTATCGTCCAGACATTTTAATACTTGACATGGGGGATAAATTTGCTAGAATGGGGGGATACTCACGGCAAGATGAAGCACTCAAAGCAAACGTCATTTACGCTCGTGAGATTGGCAAGCAGTACAACTGTGCTGTGTTCTATATGTCTCAGCTATCGGCAGAGGCAGAAGGTAAGACGATACTCAATCAGAGTATGATGGAAGGCTCAAAGACTGGCAAAGCTGCCGAAGCTGACTTGATGATTCTGATTGCATCAAACCCTCTTGTTGAGGGTCAAAATCAGCAGGACTCCCAACGCCACCTGAATGTGGTGAAGAATAAACTGACAGGCTGGCATGGGAGACTGCATTGTAACTTAGATACACAATATGGGAGATATGTAGTATGAATATTGAAATATCAGAAGTAATAGACAATGGAGACGGCACAGTATTTGTCGGTGCAGAGTTGGATAATGAAGCTTACATGGCTGTTGTCTCTGTTGGTCTTAACGCTATTCTTCGTGACGCACTACTTGAATGTGAGTGTGACACAGAGGATGACCTAGAGGACTTGATTGACACGCTTGACTGGTCCGAAGAAGAAGTATCTGAAACTGAAACGAAAGGAGAGTAACTATGTTTGCTATGGCTGTACCATTTCTCATCAAGTTCGCTTGGGGAGTCGCAATCATTGACGCTGGTGTAACTGCTGCGGGAATGAAGTAATGAAACTAACTCTTGACGTTGAAAACAATTCGACTGAGAGAGGGGGCAAACTCCACTTGGACCCGTTCGAGCCTGAAAACTCGTTGGTTCAGGTGGGGATGCTTTCTGACCAAGGCGTGTGTCTTACCTTTCCCTTTGACCACAAGGAGCATGTAAGTGGGCATGACTACAGTGAGCGTGTTCAGATGCTTCTTGATGAGGCCACTGTGCTTATCTGTCACAATGCTGTACATGATTTGCTTTGGCTTTGGGAGTCTGGGTTTAAGTATGATGGTCCTGTCTTTGACACTATGCTTGCAGAGTATGTGCTGCAGTGTGGGGTAAAGCAACCATTGTCTCTTGAGGCATGTGCTGAACGACATGAGTTGGACACAAAGAAACAGGACACCCTCAAGGAATATTTCAAGAAGGGTTACAAGACTAGCGAGATTCCTCTTGATGAACTGACTGAGTATCTTGTGGCAGACCTTGAGGCCACACAACAACTGGCTGATACACAGTATGCTAAACTGAATACACCAGAGTATTCTGACTTGATGGGTACAGTTGACCTATCGAATCAGGTGGCTGTATGTCTTGCACGTATTTACCAACGTGGGTTCAAGGTTGACCTTGATGTGCTTGATGAGGTTGGCCAGGAATTTCAACAGGAACGCACTGAGTTGCAACAGTCTCTACAACAACAAGTGCATCAATTGATGGGCGACACACCTATCAATCTCAATAGCCCTGAACAGCTTTCGTGGGTAATTTATTCACGTAAGCCGAAGGATAAATCAGTGTGGGCAAACTCTACTCACCCATACATGAAGGACGTGCAGTATAGGGATGCTGTGCGAACACAGACACAGGTTGTGTACAAGACAAAGGCAGTAAAGTGTGAGGCATGTAATGGCACAGGCTATATTCGTAAGACGAAAAAGAATGGTGAGCCATTCTCTAAGCCCAACAAGTGTATAACATGTGCAGCATCTGGCTTCATCTATGAGAAGCTACCAAAGGTTGCCGGTCTTAAATTTAATGCACCTAGTGCTAAGTGGGCATCAGCTAACGGGTTCTCGACAAGTAAAGACAACCTAAAAACACTGTCCAGCATTGCACGTCAAAAGGGTATGGAAGAGGCTAGACAATTCTTGGACACAGTTATTCGCTTGAGTGCTGTGGAAACATATCTGTCCTCATTTATTGAGGGCATCAAGACGCACACAAAGGTTGATAACAGACTACATGTGCGTCTCTTACAACACAGGACAGCCACTGGGCGTTTCTCTGGTGCTGACCCAAACATGCAGAACATGCCACGTGGTAAGACATTCCCTGTCAAGAAGGTGTTTGTTTCTCGTTGGGATGGTGGACAAATCATGGAAGCAGACTTTGCACAGCTTGAGTTTCGTGTGGCTGCATTCCTTTCACAAGACCCAGTAGCAATGGAAGAGGTAAGAAATGGATTCGATGTACATTCCTATACGGCAAAGGTTATCACAGATGCTGGGCAGAATACTAGCAGACAAGATGCAAAAGCCCACACTTTCGCACCCTTATACGGTGCCACCGGCTTTGGACGGACGCCTTCTGAGGCTGCATATTATCACCACTTCAACGACAAGTACCAAGGGATTGCGAAGTGGCATGAGAAGCTTGCAACCGAAGCTTTGACAACAAAGAGTATTGAGACACCATCTGGACGTAAGTTCTCATTTCCTGATGTACAACGCCAGGAAAATGGACGTGTGTCGTATTTTACACAAATCAAGAACTATCCTGTGCAGTCATTTGCCACAGCAGATATTGTGCCACTGGCCTTACTGCACATTGATAGTCTACTAGCATACGCAAAGTCCTGTATTGTGAACACAGTACATGACAGTATCGTGATTGATGTACACCCACATGAAGAGAGGTTGGTGTTGCAGACAATCCAGAAAACAAATGATGACCTGCCTAACTTGATAGCTGGTAAGTGGGGTATTACATTCAATGTTCCACTGCTATTAGAAGCAAAGATTGGTCCGAATTGGCTTGACACTAAAGACGTAATGTGATATAACTCTGCGTCTAACCTAAGAGAAAGGAGTTCTGTATATGAGTGAACTAACAACTATTGATGCCAATAACTATGCAGCTATGGCCCAGATGATGGGTGTAGCATATGATGCACAGGAGCGTAAGTCCAGTGTGTCACGCCTCAAGATTGTGAAGCAATCTATTATGGGGGATGCAGAAGTTAATGGCAAGACTATTAAGGCAGAGATTGTATCTGCTGGTTCTATGTCTCTTGAGAATGGGGAGAAGCAGTCTATATATGCTGACAG